GGTGGCGGTGGCGGTGGAGGCGGCGGCGGTGGAGGCGGCGGCGGTGGCGGTGGAGGCGGCGGCGGTAGCGGTGGAGGCGGCGGCACAACTGCATGAGGCTTCACTAGTAAAATCTGATAGTGATTTCGGTTAATATAGAGAATACGAACAGGTTCTTGAAGTACAATATTATCTTTAGGTGTATACGTTTTTAAATTTATATAGTTTCCACCTAGATTTTCTTGATAAATATAAATATCTGTCCTGAATTTATCCGCAATAACTTGTCCAATACCATATTCAGGATCTGCCCATGGTTTTGTGGTTGCATCATCTAAACTAGCAATATATGCATCATAGTTTTTGCCAGGTTGTGAGTCATAAAAGAGTTTCCATTGTTCCTTTTCATTTGCATATAATTTATTATCTTGAAGTGCTTCTTTTATACTTTTTATAAAGTTTGGTGTATCTCTTTTTGTATTATTTGAAACATTCGTTTTACCATCTAATCCCGTTTTAATTGCAGTATTCTCTTTTCGTACTTTTCTACTAAAGTCAAACTGTTCTAAAATTGAGTAATAAAAACACCATCCATTGCCCGCAACATCATAGGGTCCATCAAATATGCCTTTAGAAACAATATTTGTATCATTAAAAATAATAAGAGGGATGCCTAATTCTGTACCTTTATCCTGTAAAACAGTATTTATAATCTCCTGTGTAATATTTAATAGTTTGCCTGCACCGCCTATAAATGCAGTAACCTTTGATTGAGGAATATTAGTCCATGTTAAACCATCACCTGTTCCATAAAGAAGATTTGTTAAAACAGCATTTCTTTGGTCTTCTGTTGGTTTTATAGGAGATGAGCCAGATGAGCCAGATGAGCCAGATGAGCCAGATGAGCCAGATGAGCCAGATGAGCTAGGAGGCACAGGAACAATAGGAGCAACAGGAAGAGGAGCACCTGCCGCAACAGGAAATTTAGCCATCACCTGTTGTAAAAAATGAGTTGTTCCACTAAAGAAACGAGTGCCTTTTAGTATGTTAATCTTCTCAATGGGAAGTCCAAGTTTTGCAGCCGTATAGAGTAATCCGTGCTCAAGCATCATCTCTAATAGGACTTCAAGGGCATCTTGATTTGTCTCATTCTGTCCAAAGAGACACTGTAATGATTCTCCTGATTGAAGAGCATGGATTATTTCATCCATAAAAACACTAAACTGAGGCTGTGTTGTACGATTCTCTACATATCTTGAATAGAGACCAGATCTCATATTATTTTCTAAGCAGAGGTCTTGCTGTGCATAGATTGTAATATAGAAAATAGAATAGAGACGGCAAGTAATTTCAAGAAGGGCAAAACAATCATTGTCGTATTTACGCTTAGTTTCATCGTTGAGTCCAGGAAAATTCGATGAAAATTCAGGAGGCTGAGCACCTGTACTAATTCCGTAATCAAAATGCTGAACTAACTCTTCGATAAATTTATAGAGAAAAAAATTAGGTGCTGTCTGTGCTGTTTCAGGAAGAGTTCTAAAATCTTTTATTTTCGCAACACGATACTCAGTTTCAGCAATCGTTACAGGACGTGTTGCATCATTGGGGTCAATTTCTGCAAACTTATGAAGGGGAGGAAGAAAGATGATGGATTGAATTCCACCAAAGGTTGAATATCCTGCTTCAAAACAATTGAAGAGTTTGGTTCCGTGTTTTTCAATGAGTTTATCCAGTGTTCGTCTGGCCCCGCCAGACTGTAGGGGTAATAGACCTGGGATTGTTTCATTAAGAACCATGCCCTATTCTATTTAGTAGCGAGTTTTATAACCGGACAATTACTCCTCAGATGTTAGGTCAATTTCTTCAAGATTGTCTAGAATATGTAGAGGATCCGTTAATGATTGGTGGTATAATTTAGAAATTCCCAATCTAAACATTAAATCATAATACGGCGCCTTTGTTATCTGTTCTTTTATCTTTTGTTTTATATCAGGTGTTACGAATTCTTTAAGATCTGTTTTTGTTCCTTCTTCAAATAAATCGCCACCAGGAATCTTCTCATTTTTAACTTCATAAAACAATACATAGAGTTTTACATAGAGTTCTACATAGGCTTGATTTGGTTCTGACTTTATTTTATCATAGAATGGTTTGATTGCATGTTCAAAGTTTGTCTTGAGAGTGTCTGGAAGTTCGAGAGGAGGAAATCCATCCTCTCCGTGTTCCAGAACATCCAGAATTTTTTCTTCATCTGAAGGTTGAGGATTATTTGAAGATGTATTTTTGGAATTTGAGCTGGTAGGGCTTGTAGGTTCAGATGTTTCTTGGGGCTTATTGGCCTGATTTGCTTTGAGTCCTGCAACTTCAGCCTCAGCGGACTCCTTCGCAGTCTTGAGTGCTGCAACCTGCGCCTTCAATTCAGCAACTTCAGCCTCTACAGCAGCCTTCGCCGCCTTTTCTTCAGAGAGCTGAGCCTGAAATTCCTCTGTTGGTTTTGTATTTAATACACTTGAACTATTGGGTCGTTCCCACTGTGTTATTGTACCATTACTATAGTATACCTCACCCTGATTATTCCTGTGTTCTTCCCATCCAGGAGGTAAATCTGGAAGTGGTGTAGCCTCTGGAGCAACAGCTTTAGGGGGCTCTTTAGGAGCCGGTTCAGAAGGAGGCTCAGGGACCGCTTCAGGAGCAGGAGCCGGCTCAGGGACCGCTTCAGAAGGAGTCGCTTCAGGAGCAGGAGCCGGTTCACGAACAGGAGCCGCTTCAGGAGCAGGAGTCGCTTCAGAAGGAGTCGCTTCAGAAGGAGTCGCTTCAGAAGGAGCCGCTTCAGGAGCAGGAGTCGCTTCAGGAGCAGGAGCCGGTTCACGAACGGGTACAGAAACAGGAGCCTCAGCTGCAGGTTCAGCTGCGGCTTCAGGGGCAGGTTCAGGAGATTTGAGAGGAGGAGTATGAGAATTATTAAAAGTACTGCCCTTTGCAAGTCGCTCTTTTAGATTTTTAATGTTTTTATTTAATTTAATAGCACGCTCATTTTCAGGTTCTGGTTCATCTACTAATCCTTTTGCCTTAAGTTCCTCTGTTAGTTTTTTCATCTTTAAGTTTTTAATTCCTTTTAGAACCTTTTCTTCATTAACATTTGGAATTTCTTCTTTTAAGATATCCTGTACCTTTTCTAGTTTTGCAGCACTTTCTTTGTTTTGCAGATTTGTTTTCATTTTTTTGAACTTTTCAATTGTCTGTTTACTTTTTTCTTTAGCTAGTAATTTAACATTTTGATTATATAATTCCTTTTCCTCTTTTTTTACATTTACCTTTTCTTCTAAAATGTTTCTATTTTCATCTGCTTTTCTAAATTTTTCTTTTAGTTGCGCGACCTCATTCTCGGCTGCCTTTAGTTTAAGATTACGAGAGACTGTATTCTCTTTTATCTGTGATTCAATGCTTTTTATCTTCTCATTAATTACATCAACAGCATTTCTAGCAGCCTTAAATTTTTCTTCTATAACTTCTTTATCTGCAATAGCTTTTGTTTCTGCAGCAGTTGCTTCTCGTAAATCCCTTTTAGGATGTCTACCTGCTGAATTGGGCCACCCTGGTTTAAGCGCAACTTCAGCAGCAGCTTTTTCTTTTGCGGCTCTCACTTCAAGAAGTGCTTTCTCAGCTTGATTATATGTTTTTTCTAAAGGAGAAAACATATCAGTTGCCTTTTGAAGTTCTGCTCTTGCCTCTTCGAGTTCAGTCTTAAGTTTATTTGTATTTGTATCTAAACCTGCTTGTAACTCCTTTTGTTTTAAATTAGCAGCCTTCACTTTTAGATTCAATTCAGCAACTTTAGCATCTGCCTCGACTTTTTTCTTTTCGACAATCTTTATGCTTGCTTCTTTACTTGTAAGAATTTCGGGTTTTTCTTTTGATATTTTCTCAAGTAATGCATTTGTCTTTTCAAGTTCTTCTGTTGCTTGTCTTAATTCCTTTTCTGCTTTTGTTACAGCCTTTTCATTTTTCTTATTTTGTGCATTCTTTAATGTTTTTGTAAGTATTTTAATGTTTGTAGACAGGCTTAGTTTTTTTTCTTTTGTTCTCCTTATTGAATTATTTCTAGTTTTTGTTCGCGATGCAACAGAGCGAGCATTTATAGATGGACGCGATGCTTTATATTGTGATAAGAGCTTAGCGGTTTTATTATTCCCTTTAGGAGCAACTTTATTTTTTTTTGTAAAGTTCTTAGCACCCTTAAGTAAATTTTTCTTATTTTGTGCATTCTTTAATTTTTTTGCTAAGGGATTAAGAAAACCAGAAGTTTCTTCTAAGCGCTTCGCTTCGCGTTCTTCTGTAGCTTTACCAATACTTTCATTAAAAGCAGCAGAAATATTTTTATTTTCTGCTCCCTTTATATTTTCATCATTATTATTATTTGCCTTAGATTTTTCTAAGGCTTTCTCCTCTTCTTTATTTACTGCATTATAATACTCTTGTATAGCGTTCGATCCTGTTTGACTCATTCACTCTACTCTAGATGAATATCTTTGTACGCCGCAATTTCAAACGGATGCTCTGGGTTCAGTACTCCCTGTAGATAGAGTTTCAGATCGGAGGGTGTATCCTTCAATAGATCTCCTGTTTTTCTATCCCACCAGTGAATCTTCGTTTCACGCATGCGCGGTTTATCATCGCGCTCATACATCGGTAAGGGCACATAGCGATTATTATATGCAAAAAAACGATACGCCATTGTATCAGGATTCAGTCGGCAACGACGAACCCAACGCTCAGGAATCTCCTCCTCTCGTATGAGTGTCCATCCTATAGAAACACACCATTTCAACCATGTCTCGGGTCGCTGTCTCTGGTCTACATGAATCGATTCGTGCTTGAGGGTTTCATTGAGCCGTTGTGCGGGATAATCCATCGGAATACAGACAATATCAGGAGCCCGCGTGTGCGGCATGCCTGCTTCCGCCGAATGGTTCATCCAGACAACACGAATGGATGCATGAAGGCCTTCCACAGTTCGCGGTAAAAAAGGACCATCCATTGGACTATATCCGAGACCTTCTCTCGCTTTTGCGTTCACTTTATCCAAAAAAAGAGCATCCTCAAATCCATCCACTGTATTTGCATTTGCTAAGGCGAGGCGTCCTTCTGCTGCAGTTAGCCGTGTAATTGTAAACGGAGCATGTGCCCTGGGTTTTCTCTCTTCAATATAAGTTTCGCCAGCCGCCGTTTCAAGAATAAATGGCCGAAAGAATTCTCTACTTTGGCTTTGACCCATCTGATTTCTTAACTTGATTTTTCTTTAATGCCTTCTGTTTCTCTTCGAGTCGAGAGATCAGAATGCGGTCGCCCCAATAACTATCCAGAATGCCTTGCTTGACAACCTTCGGAGCAATTGATTCAATCGTAACGACCCGATTTGTTAGACTAGGCACCGCGGCAGCTCTATCAAAGCCCATCGCCAACAGATTCTGCTGGCCTGAGCACTTCTGTAGAGTCTCTCCAAACAGAAGTTCAGCCGCCATCCGCTCCCTCTCCACTGCACGCTTATCCTGATTGGTTGACCAGCCACCAGCAGGTGCCCTGTAGCCGGGTATCTCCTCAACACGAAGTGCGAAGAGTTGAGCCAACGGATTACTCAACTGATGTTCAATATAATACGGAATATCAGGCTTGAGCCCATGCTCGCGAACATACGAAGGCAGTTCAATCCTATCACCTTGCAGCTCTGCACCAGGATTTACAATGTAGACATACGGAATACGGTCACCCGAGGCCGGTGCATTACCAGGGTCACGCTCAGCAATACGGTCCGCAAGCACTTTGTGCGCAATTCGAGTCGGGTCCGCGTAGTTTGCTCGAAGCGACTTTGTAATGGTCAACTGTCCTAGGCTCACCGCCCCAGTTGCAAGTTTACGAAGGCTCGTCCTCACAAACTCTGCCGCTTCCGCCACATTTCGCTTGTTCAGCAGAATATTAATGGCACCACCATAGATTGTCTTGACAATCGGCGCATTGTCTCGCCGCTTTAGAACAATCCCCATGAAATTCTGCTTGAAGTGGTCGGGCGACTCCTCATACTTGTTGCCGACATAGCGCTTCTTACTGAAGATGATAAACGGCCAGAATACCTTATCATACTCAAAGTCGTGCGGCGGCTTCAGACCCGCCGTCACAAACTTACCACACTCCTCTGTCAGTTCAATGGTGCGTACAAGTGCCTCACGACCCTGCAGCCGAGTCCCATCAGGTCCGCGCGGATTGAAACTCACAAAGAGTGAATCTGTATCACCATATACCAACTCCGCACAGCAATCAGCCCGCCCAGCAGGTGCCCCATAGAACTGATGAATCGCCTCCTTTGCAAAGGTGATCTGCTTACGACCATATGCGGTCGTTGATGCAGCTAGAGCCTGAAGACGAATCTTGAAAGTAGGGCTGCCCAACTGACCATAGAGTGAGTTCGCAGTGAGTTTATACGCAAGCTGCTCTGCATCGAGAAGTGCCTTGACAAATGGGTCGCTCTCCTTCTCCGCCTGTTTGCGCTTCGCCTTACGGGCCGCCAACAGTTTCTGAAGAATATCGGGTAGAGTGCCCTTCGTATCTCCCTTTTGCGCATAGCGACAGATGCGCAGGCCATCACGAATCTTCTCAGGATGCTTTCGTGTATCCGCAGGATCCGGTCGCAGAATATCAAATTCAATATCTGTGAATCGAACACCAGGCTCCACAACGGTCGGCTCGCCCCCATACGAGAACTTTACAGTGCCATCAGGCGCAATGTCCTTCACCCAGACCAGTGTGTCATAACTGATGTTTTCACTAATAATCGAGCTCGGATAGAGCGACGCAAAGTCACAGACACCTACAGGCGCATCAAAGTAGAAGTCAGGCTTCGGTGCAAAGACAATCGCACCCTCATAACTCTCTTCAACCGGTTCATCATCTGAGAGCTCATCCGATGCCTGTCGCGGTGACTCGAGCACCTTGACAACCTGTCCACGAGCATTACACTCCTTGAAGATGAGCGATTCGATTTTGATGCCCTGGCCTCGTGTAAAGATGTAGTTTACAGGCACTGAGCAGACATTTGCCATTGACATGGCATTATTGAACACATCGAGTTTGTTGAACAGTTCAATTACGAGGTTACAATCCTGAACGCAATAATCTGCAACTTTCGCCCTGCCGACCGCGCCGCCCTCACGATGAAGACGGAAAATCTCAGCAGGCGGCACATCGTCCTTTACAATGGCCCACTTGGTTGCGAGCTGGAGGTCCAAGTCATCCAGAGGTTCACCTGTATTTCGTACTATGATTTCGCCGTCACCAATCCGCTCAACCGAACATTTCTCAGCGACAGGCTCACCCGTCTCATCGAGAATCTTGATGCTGCGTCCAATACGCACATCCTTCGTGACCGAGGTTTTTAGTGTAATTAGGGCGCCTTCGGTGTCCTGTTTAATCGCCTTGAGTTTGCCACTCATGTAGTGACTGGTCACATCATCGAGTTTGTAACTCGGCAGCGCCTCCATGCGCTTGATGTAGTGATAGAGGTCGATTTGGAGACGACCTGCAGAATTCCACATATAGAGGCGATTATCTCCAAGTGCACTACTGCTGAGCATCTTCTCCTGAAGCTTTACGGTCTCCTCCTCGTAGCGAGAGAATCCCTGAAAGGCGGGTACACAACCGAGGAGCTCGGCACGCTTCCACACATAGCGTTCATCAAAACCAAAGATGTTGTAGCCAATCCAGATATCAGGACTCCACTCAATCATATGCGCAGCCCAATCAAGAATCAGCTCCTTTTCACTTGCTGCACGATAAATGGTCACCCCTGGAACATCTGCACAGATGTCTTTTTCGGTTGAATAGACAAAGCAGTGTCGCTGAGGTGCCTCACCTGCGCGTACAAGCACCACACCAATCTGAATAATTGGATACTGGAGCTTCTCAGGAACGGGGAAATCGCCATCAGGGCTGTAACACTCTATATCCCACGAAGCCAGTAGTGCAGGCCCAGACTTTCCAGGTCGCTTCACAGGCTTCTTAATGTCCGTGTAATCACAGCTGATAAGTGATTCCTCCACATCATCGCATTCCACATCAAGCTCAACCCAGCCACATGGCTCAATGTCCTGAGTGTGAAAGAAACGCAGAAGCGGATCGAGATTCGCCTCATACACTTCAAGGCAGCGAGTCTTGTAATGAAAGATGGGCATCATCTTTTCATCAAGAAAGAGTTTCCTGGCCTTTCGAAAGAGGTCAAGGCTATTCACGCTGATTTTCACCATTGGAAACTCACGATTTGCAGTGTAGCCAAAGAGTCGCTTGCGCTTGACTTTCTCGAACTCAATGATCACATTGGGTGTACATTCGGAACACTTCGGCTTCAGGACTTTATTGACGACCGACTGAATTTCTGTGAATGCCCCTGTATCAGGCAGTTCCACATAGAAAGAGGGACAGAAACCAGTCACATTCACATGAACCTGGGAACCTGTCTCCGTGACTCCAAAGAGTTCAATCTGAAATTCACGACCCATATAATTGTTATTTTTCATACGGGTTGTGTATGTGTCTCCGTCTGACTTTTTTCGTTCGCACATATGCCATGTTGCTTCGTCCTCGCTCTCGATTTTTGAATCGTGAGCCAGCACGTCTAGAAGGTGAAATAGCATGTTTTCTTACTGTTTAGTTGCCCTACAAAATCATTCAAGTTTTTACTTGCGGCCTTTGGCCTTGCGACGAGTCGTGCGCTTCTTCATAAAGGCCTTTGAACTCGTCTTTACAAGACGAATCAGACTTGTTAAGAGATTGCCGCCACCAATCGGTGCAGTGCGTCGTTCTGATGGCGTTACTTCGGCTGACTCAACCAGCTCCATATCATTTTCAGGAGGAGCAGAAATCGGCTGATTTACAATTGCTTCGTCAATCTCATCACGGCTCATATTTGTAGCCATTGTAGGTGAAGGTGGCTTCATTGTACCCGTGAGATTTGCCGCAGGTGTAGGTGGCTTTGAATTGACACTAGGTGAAGGAGCAACTGTAGGAGAACTCGCCGTCTTTACAGGAGTCACCATACCTTGACTTGACGATAGAGTATCATTCACTTCAGGAAGAGGAGTCTGGAGAAGACTCTGAAGATTCTTCTTCTCATTGCTCGGCATCGCATTTGTCACTTCACCCTCCTCACTGAACTCTGCAGGACGCTTATCGGTACCTACAAGCATCAGGCTCGGATATCCCTTAATCTTGGAATTGGCCAGACTCGTCTTGGGAAGCATGTCATCACGAACCGCTGCAATATTCATTTTCCGATTTGACATGGCAGTTAAGTCATTCCAGGTATCCTTCTTGAACCGTTGGCAATGACCGCACCAGTCCGCATAGACAAGTACAAGTGTAAGAGGACCTGAGCCCAGCATTCCTTCAAACATGCCAAGCTTATCGGCTGAGCGAACATCGACCGGTGACATGATTCTACCCATACGCATTTTACCGGCCTTTCTGGTCTTGGCCTTACTCTTTGTCTTCTTTGCGACCATTCTCTACAAAAGCCGGATATTTTGTGTAGACTCGGTAGTAGTGGAGGATGAATCTTCTAATCGCAGCCATACTTTTAGTTGTAGTGGCATATATCGGAATGCTTGTAACAAGCACCAAACAGAAAGAGGGATTCGTTGCAAATCTTCTGTGGCTTCCCGATACAAGACCCAATTCACCGAATGATGTCATTATGGAGCAGAATTTTGCCGCACCTTATGTGACAACACCGATTTATTCAGTGGATGATTATGAACTCAATCTTATTTCACAGTACGAGACGGATAAGGAAATGTCAAAGGAGGAGATTAATCGACTGACTGCGCAGCGCCCGCTGGACTGGTCGGGTCAGCCGCCAAATTCAGCCGTCTTCCAAAAGGGATTTGCTGAACTGCGTGAGCGCGATGCAGGAGGTAAAATGCTAAGTGCTCCAGCGTCACTTGCCTATGGTAAGAATGCAACGGATGAGGCACAGGCGATTGGAGAATCAAAGGCTACACGTCGCCAACAGATACGCCAAGATTCAACGTACAACGAAGGCTTCCAAGATACGGCAAGCGGTGTCAATCCCTATGGTGAAATTGACGGTTCATCTCTACAGCCTCCGGACACCAGTGCGACTGAAATGGAGGAGCGCAAGATTTTACAGACTTACAAGCCGACACACTCAGAGAGTCTTACAACCTACGATCTGGACGATGCCAATAAACTCATCAAGAAGATTTATGATGCTAAGGGTCTAGTACCTACAGTTGTTCAGAAGCCGAATAATGTCTTTGAAGTCGTTGGTGTTCGCAAGAAGGATGAAAAAATCATCTACGAAGACGAGGAGGCGCCTGCGAAGATGAGTGCGGTCGCATCAGCGGGTGAAGCGACTATCACGGTGCCTCCTACATCGGCCGACATCAATGTTGGGCTTGATCCCTTCTTCACTCCTGGACCGAAGGGACGCACCAATCGTTGGGATTACACGAAGCCGACATCTGGGCTCGAGCGCAGCATGGCTCCGACCTTTGCGCAGGAAAACTGGTCATAAATTTGACTGATTGACTTGTAATCATGAAATCTAAATATGCCAGCACTCTTCTTTGATACGGAGACTACAGGACTTCCAAAGTACCGTAATCTCCCCGCCCATGTGCGTAAGGACAATTGGCCTCAACCCGTTTCAATCTCCTGGATTGTCACGGATGGCACAGCCATCCACGAGACAAAGTCCTATATGATTAAGCCCGATGGCTGGGTAATTCCTTCAGAGAGCAGCAAAATCCATCGGATTACCACTGAACTTGCCACTGAAAAGGGTGCACCTCTTCTCAGTGTACTGCGTGAATTCCAGGCGGATCTGGACCGCTGTGGACTCTATGTTGCGCACAACATGGAGTTTGATAAGAATGTCATCTCCGCTGCTGCACTCTACTGGGCACCTGGTGCGCCTAAGATTCGTTGGCCAGCGAAGGAGTTCTGTACAATGGAGGGGTCGCGCGATATCTGTAAGATTCCGTGGCCGAATCCTCGTCCTGGCGACCGTTATATGTGCGCGAATCTGAAGCGATTCTATACGCACTGTTTTGGAATTGAGCCTCGTCCAGAACTGCTTCATACAAGTCTGGGTGATGTTCAAATTCTCGTTGCCTGTTTCTTCAAGTGCTGGAAGATTGGCGAGGTTTAAGAATAAATTCTATGTTTCTATAGATGTTTTTGCTGGATAATCGCGAACGCGAACTGATTACTCTTATACCCAATTGGAAGGTCAAGATGCTTCCTGTTGGAGATGCTTGGATTGGCGTAGATGAAACGACTGGGACCGTGATGCCTGGTGGAATTATTGTTGAACGCAAGGAGGTCCATGACTTGGAGGCGTCCATGTCAGATGGCCGTTACAGAGAGCAGCGCACTCGTCTACAAGCCTATGCCGCCGAGTCAGGAGCCCATATTGCGTATATAATTGAGGGTGATTTGAACAAGACCAGGTCCTATACCAAGGAGGTCGTGCTCAAGTGGCTGGTGCGCCTGCCGTTCGTTCATAAGATCACTTTTTTCCAGACTGCCGACGCCACGGAGACTGCACAGTTTCTGACAATCTTGGCGGTGAAGTGGCAGGAGGATCAGGCGGAATTTCGTGACGGCAAGGTCACTGCCTACACGAGTACCATTAAAAATCACACAAAGGGCGAGCAGCGTGATGATCCGCATATTTTTGCAGTGAGTGTTTTAACGTGCTGTAAGGGAATTAGCCCTGCGACTGCCGAGGCCCTGCTCAAGGAACTCGGCTCACTCACTGCCGTTTGGAATGCAACGGAGGAGCAATTTTCCAATATAAAAATTTCAGAGAAACAGCGATTTGGACCTGTGAAGGCGAAGAAACTCTTTGCGCTTCTTCATTCAACTGTCTAGTTAATAATAACGGGCTCAAATGTCTTTTTAGTATGTACAGGTTCAAGTCTACGAAAACTTGGCGCCTGTGTTATAGATGGATTGGAAGACTGTCTCCACTGCTGCATACTCGGATTGTGTGAGATTTCAGTGGTGGGTCCTGTCATGCGATTTGCATGCATTTTAGGATGAGGTGCCCAGTTAGAGACTGGCATAGAGCGTCGTTTATTCTGGCGACGGAATGTAATGTAGAGTCCAACAAGTGCCATTCCTACAAAACAGGAACCGATTGCAATACCTACAATAGAGTTTGGAGATGAGGGAGAATTTCCTGTTTGACTTGCTGAAAGTGCGTTTTCAAGTGGCAGAATTGAAGGAGTAGGAGTTCCAGAACTTGAGATAGTTGAAGTGGGTGTAGGAGTTGATGTGATTGATAGGGTGTGTGTTGTAGTCGGAGTTGGAGTTGGAGTAATGGATGCAGTTGGTGTTGTAGAAGAGGTTGCTGTCTGAGAAGGAGTTTGACTGGGTGTCTGTGTGGGTGTCTGGCTGGGTGTCTGTGTGGGTGTCTGGCTGGGAGTTTGTGTAGGTGTCTGAGTTACTGAAGGTGTTGGTGTAGTTGATATAGCAGCCGTTACAGATACTGTAGAGGATATACTTGTACTAGGGGTTAGTGATACAGTAGGAGATACACTAGATCCAGGCGTATCAGATATACTAGGAGATGCACTAGAACCAGGTGTGGTTGATACTGTTGGAGATAGACTTGCACTTGGAATTAGTGATATAGTAGGAGATACACTTACAACAGGTGTATCCGATACTGTAGGAGAAACAGTAGATCCAGGTGTACTAGATAGACTTACGCTAGGTGTTATGGATGCCACAGGGGATACAGTTGCAACAGGTGTAGGAGATGGAGTACTTATCGGATAGCGTGCAATCATACTGTTATAATTCCATCCAGGTGGAGCATGTGCAACTATCTTATAACCTGCCTTTGTTCGTAGGCCGATAATTGTATTTGATACAATGTGAGAGCCATTTCCCAGATAGACAGTGAATCCTGCCTGTTCATAACGACCTGATAGAAGTGTAAATTGGATAGCGCCTGCTCCTGCCTTGGGAGGCGGACCAAATGTCTCATTGAGAAGAGGTGCTGAAAGATTGAAACGAACAATAGAAGGTTTGGGTGAACTTATCATAAACCATACAACCTGCTGTGTTTCAGGTATAGATAGTGCATTTACAATACTCCATCCTGTAGAAATAGGAACAGGAGTACCTTGACCAAGGGCGATTGTATTTGTAATAACTGCTGGAGCCGCCGTACCACTTCCGCCATTTGCAGGGGGATTTGCCAGAATATTTAGACTATTATTATATAAGACAAATTCAAACATATTACTCGTTGTTTGATATGTACCCATATTGTAGCCTGGATTATTCAGCATAAATCCTGTCATATGATTTGGTTGAGTTAGAGTTCCTCCACCCAGTATATAAATAAGACTGGCTGAGGGTGAAATGACAACCATGTTTGAATGAAGAGCTGTTCCATTAGGAAATACTGCGCCAAAATCATATGGTACATGGGACCATATACCACTTTCATTAAGATGTCCAAGTACAATCGGAGCAGGTTGAACTGCAGGCGAGGCTCCAGGCATTAGATTACGACAGAGAACATAGGCATCTGTCAAATATGGAAGGCTCGGTTGTAGTTTGCCATCCGTCGGTAGGTTTGTACAACCTGTCGTCCAGTTCTGTGAAATGGAATAAGTTGTTCCAGACGGTATCCATTCCTCGAGAACTGCCGCTTGGTAGTTCGGAGGTGCGGGAGCGACTGGCATTCGTGATAGAAGAAGTGAGTTTGATGCCAGAGGCGCAGCAAGAATCTCTGGCAATATAGCAAATATAAATAGTAGAATATTCATCTTATAATACATCATACAATTTAAATAAACCACCCCCACCTTCAAATTTATACCCTAAATCAAAGTAACTCCCGCCGAAGAGCAGGCGATTAAGAAGGCACCCAGATAGGTCTTCCATGAACTTGTTTCATTTACAAATAGTTTTCCAAAAGCATAGGAACTCAGAACACCAATAAAGGAGAGGAGACTGAATATGACAGTGGAGACCTTGTTAATACTGTATGCACGCAAGCAGTATCCTCCAAAGCCAATGATCAGATTGAATAGGCCGAGTTTCGCCCAGTTGACAGGATTCGTATCAATGGTGCGTTGTCCAAGAAGTACATAGAGTCCAAACAAAATAAATGCGCCAGGATATAACTGAAGCATTGAATCAATTGGGTTTGTAGTCTTTGTGTCGCGAATCACTAGAAACATAAGAGTCTCAGAAAAGGCCGCCACTAGGCCAGCCCAGATTGCAAGGTTCTGTGGAACTTCAATCGGTTTCTCACCCTTCACTTCTTCGTTAGGAATCTCCTGCGAAAGTAAAAGAGTTCCTACAAATCCGAGCAGAACAAAGAGAATTGCGCGAGGTGAAATCGTTTCTCCCAAAAAGAGAAGTCCAGCCACTATATTCATTATAGGATAGGTATAGAAGAGTGACATGGAGGTTCCTGCGGATAGATTTGAGAAGGCAGTATACGATACAACCACATGAAAGAGTGTAACAAGGCCATAGAGAAATACTTTACCGAGGTGAATTGGTTGACCACTGTAAAATACGAGAGAGGCCGCGGTGAAAATAGCAAATCGTGATAAGAGGCCAGTGTCGAAGTTTGTCGGAACAACCTTGACTAAGATTGGATAGAGTGATAAAAGAATTTCACTGATCACGACGCTCGTATTTCCGACCAGCGACATCTCCTCTTACAGTGATACTAGATATTTGCAAATTACCCTATACCTCCTCACGAACAGGTGTAGGTGCCATGCTCATACGATTTATACGCATCGTCATTGTAGGATTATTTACAATTGTGGGATTGGTTCCGATTTCAAATTCAGGGCGCTTCTTGCCCTTTGCATTTGTCCTCCATACGGAAATCTTGGGTGTAGCATTGAGCTGTGCGGAGACTATACGGAAACGGATAGCTAGACCAATCACAGCAACTACAAGCAGACCTCCACCGATTGCTGCGCCAATCAGAGAACCTGTTGTAGGGCCCTGAGGTGCTGCCGCGCCTGCACCGGCCGCAATGGCTCCAATTGCTCGTACAGAGGGTGTAGGTGATGAGGAGTCCGTGGGTCCAGGTGTCTCTGTGGGTGTAACCGAAGGAGAGGCTCCAATGCGAAGAGTCGGTGTAGGACTCGGAGTTTCAGTGGGTGTTACGGAGGCAGTTACAGATGAAGTGGGAGTGGGTGTATAACTAATGGACGGAGTGCGGCTCGGTGTACGAGTCTGTGTGGCTGAGTTCGATGGAGTTGAACCTGGTGCAGGCGTCACGGTAGGAGTCTCAGTATTGGTGGGAGTTCCAGTTGGTGTCTGTGTGGGTGTAGGAGTGCCCGTTTGACTCGGAGTGGGTGTTTGCGTAGAACTCGGTGTGGGAGTGTGGCTTGAGGATGCACTTGGAAGAATCACTTGCGCAGGGCGACCGGCCAATAGAAGTTGCATGGCCCATCCATCACCGGCCTTGTCAGCCGTCCACGGCACCGAGCCGCACGGAAGAGCAGTAGGTCCATATTGTCCAATCACCGCATTTGGAAGTCCAGGATTTCCATACGGAATGTCAAATACACAGTGTTGTGTTGAGCCTGTCGAGCCTGCGGGCCCAGAGGCCCATGTGAAGGGGAGGATTGTAATCGTGTAGTTCATATCGGCAACAAGAGCCCATGAAGAGGGTGTTGCGTTAAATTGAAGATGTTCATCCGTGCCAGGCTTCGCGGCCACGAGGTCCGTGAAGGTTGTGAGAAGAGAGGAGCCAATTAAGACTCCCGCAGGAAAGGTGGAGAGAACGAAACTGATTCCGCAGGTCATAGGTGCAGCCTGTGAATAGACTCCCATACTGAGAGAATCAACGACGCCTGTAGCCTGAGAGCGAAACTTGGCAACCGCCCTGTGGCAGCGATTCTGCACTGTATTATTGATATATCCAAGAGTATAGTTGCCTAGAATGGGTGCCCGAGTGGTATCGAGGAAGGTGAGGGGGGGAGTTGTCTGATTGGTGCCACCAAGTCCAGGGGCGCCTGTATTCTGCGCGGCAACTGATACAAAGAGTGTTGATAGAAGAAACTTAAGCATTTTCTATTAAGACTTAATACAATAAATTTATTCAAATTTTACGAAAACATCCAGAGGTCTTGTAATACAGAGTTCTTCTTGTCCGCCTGTGGGCGTTCCATCGTCTGGACAAACTGAGCCGGCGGTTTGTATTCGCTCGCCAGTTTCCGTGGCGCTTGTCCCACCTGTTGCTCAATCGGCCCAGGTAGGGCGAATCCGACACCCTTCTTTTTCTTCTCAGGAATCATCGCCTGAATAATGGGATTTTGATGGAGAAGATATTCTTTTTCATGATGCTCCCAACTAATATAGAGCAGATTGGGGTAGGTATAGCGTACCTGAAATCCTGATTGACGCAGTTGATAGACGACATAGACAATGCAGTCCTGTAAGTCAATCTTCGGTAGACCAAGAACAAAGGGGGGTACGGTATACATCACATACGCGGGGTGATTATCAAGTTGTGATGCAGAGTATATCCTGGTGTGAATCTGCTCCAGAATCTGGTTATAGGTGTGAAGTCGCGATTTATCCCGTTGAACTCGCCGTTCGAAGAGTTCATTGGGTGTTAGTTTCGGAGTGACCTCATTCGGAGGCCTATACATTCTCTGATAGAACCACTTAGAAGAATGAGCCTCATTCTACCCCCGCGCAAACTCTGTCTCACGGGCGGCGGCATTCGTGTTGTGGCCTGTGTAGGCGCTCTTGAAGTTCTTGAAGAGAAGGGTCTTCTGAAACAGGTCACTGAATATATAGGAATCAGTGCAGGAGCCCTTATCGGATTCTGTCTCTCCATAGGGTATACAGTTGCTGAACTGAAACGGCTCTGCCTCGAATTTGACTTCACTCTGATTCGCGAGTTCGACCCAGAAACGGCTCTGATGTTTCTCGATTCGTATGGACTTGACAGCGGTGATAAACTTGTTCGACTTCTTGAAACACTTCTACGAGTCCAACGGCTTCCAGTGGACCTGACCTTTCAGGGACTGGCTGAGAAAAACCCGAAAGCCCTACTGCGCTGCTATGCAACGGACCTACACCTGTGTCGGCAACGAGAATTTTCTCTACAGGCAACTCCACAGGTCAAACTCGTCGATGCTCTGCGAGCATCCATGGGAATGACATTTTACTATACTCCAGTCGCAGACCCAGTCACTGGACATCTTCTTACAGACGGTGCAATGATTACAAATTATCCAATGGCCTATCTAACAGAGGCTGAGCGGCATCAGACAATCGGTCTCGCCTTTTCAACCGCCCATACAAAAAAAGAGGAGATTTCAGATTTTATCGGATTTTTTCAACAGATTCTAGCCTGTACATTTGTTCCAACAGCGGAGCGAGTACAGTCAGAAACGGCATCAAACACTGTTCTTCTACCGAACGGCGATTTTCCGTCCTGGAAGTTCGAAGCGACCAAGGAGGAGCGTCAGGGCCTCATGACAGCTGCTCGCAAGGCTACGGTCGAGTTTTTAGAAAAAAGAGTCTTTACGACGAATGTTCCTTCTCGTCGTTGGTCGGTCGCCTAAGCTACTCGAGCTTCAGACCAATACGCAGCTCACGATTTAGCTTGTTGAGTTGTGCACCTGTAGGATGAATATGCCCCGCCTCCAATTCACGAATTGTGTTTGGAGGAAATGCGCACTGCTGATTCAACTGCACTTGTGTCTTTCCAAGAGCCACGCGTGTAGCGGTAAGTAACTTGCGACTCTCGCCGCTCAACATCTTTGGCTTCACGGGTGCATCGGCCGCCTCAAGTTTTGCTGCATGTGCAGAGGCATTTCGTGCTGTGCCGTCGCGTTCTACAATCATCTTAGGGCCCTTGACTCCTGGGCCCCCAGTAGGCCGAGAACCACTACGCGTGACAGGACGAGTTACAATAACGGGAGTCCAATCTTGATGATCCATGATATGCTTAGTAGGATTTGTGGTCCATAGTCCATTTCAAATTTTTGTTTACTACAGGCTAGATATAAACTGTGTAAATCTTGGAGGTGGCGGCATTGATTCATTTCCGCCATTTCTGTATGGAAACTTGAGAACTGTTTTAATATTAGGATTTAAATAATTTAGTATCTTTAAAAGATTCATAGGCCATATAGTAACATATTGGCTAATTACCTGTTTAATATTCTCCTTAAGTTCAGTTGAAATAGAATGAGGGCCTTTAGAATTTGGTTCTGAACCTGCAATACCTGCGCCCACTTCACCAGATTCCACAATAATTACATCGGCCGTATGAAACACATCTTGAAGTGTGCCAACTGTTCCATCCCAGCAGATAAAACAGAGGAGCCCCACTAGAAATCTATATATTTTTTTATTAGGATCTGAATATCTCTTTTTCATGTAGACATTTAAGAAAAGGCTCACAAATCCGTTGGGTAATGGAAATAAATCACCGCGCAGCGTTTTTATAATTTCAATTTCTCTCTTCAAAATCATTTTTTTGTAATCACGATCACTACTTCTTCCTTTTATTATTGCTAAATCTTCAATAGTGAAAGTAACTTCAGAAAAAAAAGGTGATAGTTTTGTTGCAATCATTATGCATGTATATAAAGTATTAGATACATTTCCAGGATCTACATTTGAAGAAATAAAATTAAATCGTTCAAAAATCTCAATCGCATGTAAAAATGTATATATAGTAACATTACCAGGTAGAATCATATCATCAAATATTTCATTAAATTTATTAGCCTTCACCTGTTGACTCATTAGGTTTCCAATATGAACTTGCAATAGATTTCTACTCGTAGGTTTAATCTGAAAAAAATCTTTTGTTCCCGTATTAACATTTGGTGCGTTTGTAGTATATGTTCTTGTAGCAGGATCGTATTGTTTAATATCATCAAAAATACTCAATATAGTGCGACTCATTTTTGGATTCATACCGAGTTCATCTTGTGTTATACGCACAGCTTGCGCATTTGTTAGACCGGCAAACCAAGGATGGGCGAGTATCTGTGCAGTTGTATAGCGTTGGCTCGGTTCATTCACTAAAATATGACGTAGCAAATCTCCACACTGCGGATCTATTAGATTCACAGCCCTTACAATCTCTTCTGTTTTTATTGAATATTGCGTATTTACCCATGCCATATTAGCGATTGCTTTTATTGAAAACTCATCCTCCCATTTACCCGCTGGATAACGGGATGCATAAAAATCGTACATCTCACGTCCAGTACCATTTCTGTATGCAAGATTTGCTAAACAGACACCGAGCCCCCAAATATCATAGGGTTTTCCTATAGGAACATACGGAAAGCTTTCAGGAGGTTGAATTGTAGGTGTTGTATCACGCCGATAAAATAATTTTGGCTGAGCCGAATCTACAACCATATAATTTGAGAGTCCAAAATCAGTAATAAAAATACGACCATCGTGGCCGAGCAAGACATTTTGTAATTTTAAATCTTTATGAAGAATATCTGTCTGGTGAAATTCGTGAAGCCCATTTGCTAATTGAAAAAACACCGCACGAAGAAGATTGCGCTTAAAAGGCCCAACTTTCTTAACAAGTTCTGATAGATTTGTAATATAGTGTTCCATAACCGTTTTGATTTCAGTAGGAGATACCTTTACAAAGAGTGCTTTTGCTACATTTTCTTTTTGTAGAGTACGCGAATAGACAGATGTTTCTACAAGTGTATCACCAGGTATACCATATGAAGGAATGTCACTTGCTAAGAGTGAAATTTTTAATGCGGTTGTACATGATAGATCGTTGCGGCTATTATTTCCAACAATTCCAGGAAATCCTTCATTGAGTAAAATACCTGCTGGTTCTAAACTTATTTCTGCACTCACAGTTGCACCAAATGCACCCTGTCCAAGAGCTTTTACTGAAGGATTTCGTGAGCGAAGTGATTTAATTGTAAAATCACTTGATGTAACGAGTTTAGTAAAGTTTGCGTCGCATAAAAAACGGGGTCTTTGTAATGAATTTAAAAGACTCGAGTTAGTTGGCACAGCCATCTACATTGAGTTTTTAAAATATACTGTTTACACAGTTTTGCCTAGGAAATCCATCCAGCCGTCGCGAGTGCGAGGTCCACTGTACTCGACCGTCTCACCCGCCGCCGTCTCATAGAGGAAGGTAGGAAAGCCCTTCACATTCTTGCCCGCCATCTTGGCCTTATCTGACTCCTCGACCATGGCGACCGCGACATTCTTACCATTTACTGTGACAACGCCATTCTTTGAGAAATCTGCAAATTCAGGTTTTATGGTCTTGCAGTGAGGACACCAATCAGCATAGTACATCGTGAAGGACGCAACCGGAGGCGCACCTGCGTCACCAAACCCCCCAACGAAGCCCTGTACACTTCCCTTAGCGATTACGCCAATCATGGCTAAAAGGAAGACCACAACTACAGAGAGTAGGATGACTTTGCCTAGCTTCATTCTGAAAGAGGTAAGTAAAAAAAAGTATCATCTTTTTTACATCGTCACTGAGACCATTTGTATAGCTTGTTATCTTCCATTTGAAAAAACAATGAAACTTTTGCCATATACGCTCATAGGCTATTGTATTTACGGGCTACTCGCCTTATGCTTTTACAGTCCACTCCACGCACAGAATTTGCGCCCCAGACTGGTCCGCCCACTTAATCGTACTAATGATTTTGCCACTGACGCTAGGGAACTCTGTGATACTCTTATCGGAGTGGTGGCCGGTGCCGAGGGGGCAGGGATCGGGGCAGCAGCCTCCAGCCTGCTCCACGCACAGGTCGTTCACAGTGGGCGAAAACGGAATTCCATTAAACGAGAAACCGTATGAGGCCGTGCCACCCGTAATCACAGACTCGAGGTCATAGTCAAATGTCGTTGTCACTTGGTCACCCGCCTTGGCCGCATCAGGTACAATAGAGATGACAAGATTCTTGGCAAGGTCAGCGCTCGACCCGCAATTACGATAGGAAGCAAGTACGGTGGGTAGAAATCCAAATGTAAATAAACGGAACAACATTACAGAGCAGTCTAAACTGAGAACACATCAAAATTATAGATGGATGTGTTTGCAGTCTTTCGCCGTGGCCGTTGGATTGAATATCTGCCCAGCCTAACGGCCGTTACAGACCCGCGCTGGACGGATGTGCAGCGGCATCTGGCAGCAAGTGTCTATGTCAGTCTTCTTTCAAAGGGCTTCGAGGCAGAGCGGGCTCATCAAGTATCGGAGGCGTATGTATTCAAGACACTTTATGCCGAGTTGAAATATGGCAAAGAGATTGAACACGATTTGCTAGTCGCGAGGGAATAACATGAGTCCCCAGAGTAATAAAAAGAATAAAAAGGTGTGTACAAAGAATCCAAGGGGCGTAGGATGGCCTGCGGGGTCGGCAATCACTACAAACCAACTGAAGGCGTTATTGGTTACACGATAGGTCTCAGGATTCGCAACTACAAAAAAGACTAATGCACTATACAGCGCATATTTTGCTTTGAGCGCAATATTCGGAATATAGTGAGGACTCTCTTTTTCTGGCGCCGTCATACTATTCAGTGCGCTCTTCTTTTGCGGGTTACATTTCCGTTTCTATGTCTACGACCTCCTCTGCGCGTAATGGCTCCAAGTCCACTTGGAACGGGTTGTGTAGGAATACCTGCTCTTGCTGAACTTCCAATTACGGAGGCACTTGTACCTGTAAGAAAGGCTTGCGGTCGTAGAACTTCTGGCCGCCAGCCCCGAGTATGTCCTTGTTCTACAGGGTGACAACGCTTTTCAATCAGAGCAAATTGTTCTGGTGTAAATTGTGCTTTAAAAGCTTCTTGATCATTCCAATATGTCTGTTCTTTCTGTGGACTTCCATCCTTTCGTAAGAAAAGTTCTTTGTATCTCGCGCAGAGTTCTTCTGTACTAAGTGGTTGAGGAGGCGGTGGAGGCGGTGGAGGCGGTGGAGGCGGTGGAGGCGGTGGAGGCGGTGGAGGCGGTTGTACTTCAGTTAAATGCGCAGTAATTGTAGTATCTTCTGTAATACGCTGTGTGTTTGTTTCAGCAGCGTCAGAATCTTCTACAGAATCACGCGGTTCCCAATGGTCAAAGGTATACCCATTGCCATTTGCAGTCCATGAGATTTCTTTACTTTCTCCATTATTTACAGAACCGTCGCCTGTAAGAGTACCTCTACCTTCACCATCCTGATTTATTCGCAAAGTGAGTGTATATCTTGGAATGACTGGTGGTGGTGGTTGTACTTCATTTAAATGCGCAGTAATTGTTGTATCTTCTCTAATAGCTCGTGTGTTTGTTTCAGCAGCCCTAGAATCTACTACAGAATCACGCGGTTCCCAATGGTCAAAGGTATACCCATTGCCATTTGCAGTCCATGAGATTTCTTTACTTTCTCCATTATTTACAGGACCGTCGCCTGTAAGAGTACCTCTATCTTCACCATCCTGATTTATTCGCAAAGTGAGTGTATATCTTGGAATGACTGGTGGTGGTGGTTGTACTTCAGTTAAATGCGCAGTAATTGTAGTATCTTCTCTAATAGGTATTATCCTTGTTGTAGCATTTCCAGAATCTTCTACAGAATCACGCGGTTCCCAATGGTCAAAGGTATACCCATTGCCATTTGCAGTCCATGAGATTTCTTTACTTTCTCCATTATTTACAGGACCGTCGCCTGTAAGAGTACCTATACCTTCACCATCCTGATTTATTCGCAAAGTGAGTGTATATCTTGGAATGACTGGCGGTGGAACAACTTCGCCCAGATCACCTTCAACTAGACATCCAAATTCTCTTAAGACACCTTCATTTGCATGTAGGGTTCCTGCTAAAATAGCCAAAAACAAAGTATAAATCGATAAATTAATGCCATCTTTTTCCTCAGATATAACTTGCAGTCCAGTAGAATAGTTCTTTTTGAAAAAAGTATCATCGCCGATAAAAGTCTCCAATACAGAAATAATTCTTTCTTGATGTGCAGGAAAAAGCTCTGCAAGTCTCCCATTTACTCTTTCTAAAATATTGCCAATAGCTTCAAATGACCCATTAATCGGATTTGGGAAATTACGCAAATTTCTACGAATTGCTAAAACAAGTCTGTAAAAAACTTTTACAACCAAATCAACATGATCCGGCTGTAGTTGGTTATATATTTGAAGTAAAATAGGTTCAACCGCTTCATCCATTTGTGAAATCAGAATAAAATACAAGGTATTTAACATACAGAGCATAGATCCATTTCTATTTGCCGCGGCAGGTGGAGGCGGTGGAGGCGGTGGAACAGGTCGTATTTGAATACCCTCCAAAAATCTTTGAAGAGTATTATTACTAATGCGAAGAGTGTCAACACTACTACTATCTAATCCTGGATAGGCACTTGGTAGAATGAATCTGTCGTCACCCATCCGTTCAATAAAAGCACGAAGTCCACGCCAAATAACTGGAAGAAGATCTCCCTGTATATACTCTTTATATTCAGTTAACTCCGCAACCACTCTTCGTAAGCGTTCATTTTCATCAATAAAATGGTCTAATTCATCTCCATACCGATTCACAAGTTGTTCATATCTACGAAGTAAAAAAAGGTCAGTTATTTCATACGCTTCCAGGTATTCAATCTTTGGTATAATTTCATCTATTAAATAAAACATAGTACCAATTATTTCATAATATTGATCAAAAACACGCTTCCAATATGCAATTTCCCGCACCAATATATCTATTTGATCCAGTAATTGCTGAACATACATGTCATATTCATTGCGGATACTCGTCAAATAGGCAATTTCTCGTATTGCATCGGCAAGTAGAGCGCGCTGATCCAAAGGAGCAGGTATACCATCGCGGAGCAATTCTTCATACTGACGACGAACACTCATCCAATATGCAACCTCTCTTATTAGCGTATCACGCTGCGCAGTTATTACGGCCAGTTCTTGTTGTAATCGATCATTCTCTTCCATCAACAGTCTAATTCTGTCATTTGCTCTCGCAAGTTCTTCTGTTAAATCTTTAACTTGCTGTCTTAATCTATCATTCTCGGCCTGTAGACGCTGTACTTCAGTAAGAGCCCTTGCAAGAGCCTTTTGAAGTTTATCAATTTCTTCAATTATTCTAACACGGCGCTCCTCAATTGTACCCTTATGCTCTTTATTAATCTTCAATTGATCTTCAATAGCACTCAGTGCATTAAGAGCTTCCTCAGGAGCAATGGCCGCTAAGAGACTTGCATCATCTTCAAGCACCTTCTTAATTTTGATAAGTGTCCGTGTATAAGGTGGCCTCTTTCCAGAGCCGTGTTCACGCTCAAACTCACCTTCATAATCGCGTAAAAGAGGTGCATTTTTCTGTGCCATGCGCGTTAGAATATCCGCAGGTATAGGCAGTTTTTTTCCGAGTACTTCCACAGGGTCATACCCCTGAGCAAGTAGATACGCAAAAATCTCCAGAAGTTTCAACATACGATCATCATCAAGGCCGACCACTTTAGCAGGTTTATTCGGGTCTACAAGTGCAGTATCTTTACACGGTGCAATTGTCTGCGGTACATCCTCATCAATTAATTTATTGAGCTGGTCAAGGTGGTCTCGTAAATAGCGTGCATGAACATCTTCCGCTAACAGTTCATCATAACTCGCAATTTCATCCATTAATAAGCTGCGACGATAGAGCAAGGAGCGAATAAGAAGTTCACCCTCCTCTTTATTACACGGTAAGCGGAGCCCCTTCTTCGTCATTGATTTGCCCGCTCCAAAAATAGCACGAATCACTCGTTGTAGAGTCGCCTTTTCTGCGTCAGTAAATGTGTTTGAAGTCCCGCCCAAAAAGAGAAGGTCAAATGCGGTATCTGTTTTGAGACTATCATCCGTGAGTGCAAAAGATTCATCGCTGGAAGGACCCATGCTCAGAAAAAAGGTCTCACCTGCGATATTTACATATCCCGTTTCATAGGGTATAAAGGAACCCGCTACGGGCTTTTTTTTGTTTTTGTTTGAGCTTCCACTCATTCCCTAGATACTTAACACATATTTACACCAAATAACTAGCTGACGAACAACCTAAAAAACGAACACTATCTATAAGTAGAAATGACAGCAGAAGCATCAAAGCTCTTCAATCCCTGGAATCCACGCAACAAGAAAATGAAGTCAGAGAATGTTCGGAAAATTTTTCACGATCTCGGGCTTCAGTCGTTCCGTGTTCAAGATATCACCCCCTTTCAAAATGCATGTGTACACAAATCGTATGTAGATAGACCTGATTTATGGGCAGAGCAGTCGGAGTCCGGAGAACCAATGATTATGGCTGACCGACCTTCTAACTGCCTGCCTCTTCAAGAAGCAGACAATGAGGAAATTGAGTTTATTGGCGACAGTCTTCTTGGATGTATTGTTGCACTCTATCTCCGTGAGCGGTATGGTGGAGAGGGGGAGGGCTTTTTTACAAGGCTCCGAACACGAATTGTAAATAATAAGATGTTGGGACAACTGGCTCTAAAAATCGGATTTGCTCCTTGGCTCATTATCAGCCGTCATGTGGAGGATGTCTGCGACGGCCGTAGAAATCTGCGAATTCTAGGGTCGATGCTGGAGGCGTGGATTGGTGCCCTCTATCTACATGAGGGTGGCGGTGGCAAGGGGTTTACAACCGTTCAGGCCTTTATTATTTCACTCTTGGAAAGTCACATAGACTTTGCAAGTCTGATTGCGGAGGATACGAACTTTAAGGACCAACTTCTCCGATGGTTCCAGAGCAAGTATCATCAGCCTCCGAGGTATAAGGAGGTGAATGTTGAGGGACCGCCTCATGATCGGATTTTTACAATGGGTGTTCTTGATTTGAGTGGAAATGTGATTGCAAAGAGTACTGCGAGGAATAAGAAGGTTGCTGAACAAGAAGCGAGTCGTCTTGCGCTTGAAGTATTGAGTGCACATACTGAGTAATAAAATATAGGAGGGGAATAGATGCCGCCGAAGCCCGATCTGAAAAAACTAGGCGCAGTGAAACTTGATGGGAAAGCTCAAAAGGCGGTCACAGAGGAAGTGCAACTTGCACCTACTACGACTGCCGCACAGGCGGCGACTGTGGCTCAAGAGGTTACGCCAGAGGTTAAGCCAGAGGTTAAGCCAGAGGTTGCTCCTGCTGCTCCCGCCCCTAAACCCGTCGCCCCTCTACCAAAGCCACAGTCCGCCCTAGTTACAGAAGTAAAGGGATTTGAAGACGAAACATCCGCAATTGAAAGTATTACACTTGAACAGACTGTACAGGACTGGGTACAAGAAAATAAGAAACCCCTTGGTGAAGATAAACTACAAGTGACAGATCCAAAGGGTGAGACAATTGCGCGGTTTGGCGATGAACTTCGTAAATGGACAATTGTCGATGCAGTGGGTGATGGTCATTGCCTCCTTCATGCAGTCCTTGATTCGACAAGTCCCACATACAGAAAACTCGCACGCAAAGACAAAGAAGCATTTGTCGAGTATTTCCGTTATACGATTTTTGCTGACAGGGCTCAAGAGAGTGACTATTATACAAGTCTAACGGATGAGAATCAAGATAAAATTCTAACTCGTATTTCACTAAAAACGGGAACTGCTAAATGGTTGACAATTGATGAAATCTCAATTATTGCTGATCTCTACAATGTAAATATTTTTGTACTAAATTATGATAATAGACAGAAGCCGACTCGTCGTATTCAATATCAAGTCTTTCCTACTGAACTTCTTAATGAGGAGGGAGAGTGGCAAGATAATGGTCATCCGTGGAGTATTCTCTATAATTCAGTTGATGGTGGTGTAGCACATTTTGAAGCCGTTCGAATCAATGGTAAGTATCTTTTTTCATTTGAAGAACTCTCACCAGTCCTCAAAAAATATGTTGTACGAGAAAAAGCTACTGCTGTATGCCATTATAAGGCAGGAGATGAGGTATGGCTAGTTGGCGATAACTACGAGAGTGAACCGACTTATATAATTATTCAAGCTATCCTCGCGGATGCCACGCGTATCTGTAAGTCTCTGCAAATTGTTTCTAAAGAAAATATTATTGAAGATACAAAGGATGACTCAATTACATTAAAAAATGATAAGTATACTGATATTAATTTTCAAGTCAACTGGGATGGTGACGAAGAAGATACCTATTATCTTGCAAAGGACTGGTATACAAGTGATGAAAATGCGTATATTTTCGGAAAAACTACATTACTTGAAGTTTCCGTAAAAGAGGTTGTACGAAAGGGTCTAGATGGAAAGCCTATTATCCCTGAGGCCAGTGAGGAATCTACCAACGGCGAGGAATCTACCAACGGTGAGGAATCTGCCAATGGCGAAGATTCTAACAACGGCGAGGAATCTGCCACAGGCTACACAGATGACCGCCTTGTGGCTCTTGAAGAGTCAATTCGCGGTGAACGCACCGATGACAAGTATGAGATTGATACGCCCGCCTATATGCCAACGACTCGCCGCGCCTTCTCAAAGTTCATTGAAACCACCTTCAAGTCACTCAAACTCCCTCCACTCAAGGAACCGGATTTTGATGCCTGTCTGAAGAAGGGCGCATCAGGTCAACAGGAGGTTGAAGTCTATCAATACCAGAAATTTATCCGCGAATATATGAATAGTGACTCCCCCTACCGTGGAATTCTAGTCTATCATGGTCTCGGCTCAGGTAAAACCTGCTCCGCCATTGCTGCATCTGAGGCGCTCTTTGCAAAAAACAACAAGAAAATTATTGTGATGACCCCTAAATCTCTACAGAAGAACTTTATTCGTGAATTGACCTTCTGCGGATTCCGTCACTATCGCATCGAGAATCACTGGATTGACCTTGAATGGACATCTGAGACAAAACTCTTCGCACTTAATGTACTCGGCCTCTCTGGTAAATATCTAGATGGTAAGAAACCAGCCAAACTCTGGATTCCTGATTTTTCAAAGCCGTCCAATTTCAAATCACTCAAACCTTCAGATCAGGCCGATGTGCGTAGACAGATATTAGACGCAATCAATAATAATGTACAGTTTATCTCCTATAACGGTATCACTACAAAGCGCCTGATTGAACTTGCAACAGGCAAAGTCTTCGATAACAAGACAATTATTATCGACGAAATCCACAACTTGATTCGTCTGATGCAGGGCAACCTCGAGTATTTTCTCCAGAAGGGTGTTGGAGCCTGGGCCGCTTCTCGTACACCTGAGCCGATTACAACAGATCGCTGGAAGCTACTCAATATTGAAGGTGAGAAGAAGAAGTATTCGCGCGGATATCTCTTTTATCGACTCCTAACGGATGCAACAAATAGCCGTATCATTGGACTCAGTGGTACTCCACTCATCAATTTCCCTCAGGAACTCGGTATCCTTGCAAATTGCCTCCATAAGTATATCAATAGTGCATCCACCAACTTCAGATCTCAGGATATGCCAGCGGATAAGAAGATGATTAAACAACTTGCAGATGAAAATCCGTATATTGATGATATTCGCTTCACAGAGGGCAGTGGAAATATGACAGTTCTCTTTACAGGACTTCCTGAGGGAACCAAGAAGAAGTTTTCTGGTAAGGAGTTTATTGGAATTGTACGCGAGGAGACCGTGAAGCCGTTCGCGGAAATTGTCGCCAGTTTTAAGGAAGCACTTACAAAGAAGGGTCGCAAGCTCGAATTTACATTGGCCGCCCTTCCACTCCTCCCCATTTTCAGTGATGATTTCAGGGAGGCCTTCGTAAATGATGCAGGTCTTCTTAAAGAAGGTGGTCCTGATATTGTACTCGGTAAGCGTCTCACTGGACTCATCTCATATTACAAGGGTTCCAAGGTTGAACTCATGCCTAAGATTACATCCGATGTTCTTGAATTTGTAGAGATGAGTGATTTTCAGGCATCCGCCTACATGGAAGTGCGTGGCACTGAAGTGAAGAAGGAACTCAAACAGAAAAAGCAGGCAAAGGGTAAAATGGCTCCTTGGCTCGGTGAGGCTGAAAAACTTGATAAGTCGACAACCTACAAAATGGTGAGTCGTCAGACCTGTAATTTCGCTTTCCTTGAAGAGATTGTGCGGCCTCGTCCTAAGAAACTCGGTAAGATTGAATTATCTGTGGAGGGTGTTGATGCAGTGGATAAGGACATTGGAGATGGCGATGAACTCGCAGTAAGTGTAGTGGGTGAACAACTTACAGTAGGAGATGAGCGTGATGCGGGGGATGAAGGAGAAGCAGGCGATGAGGATGCTGAGTTTAGAAAAGATGTGGAGGGCGAGAAGGAGGATGAGGAGCCTGCCGCGGCGGTTGCTGCGCCTGTCACAAAAATGGTGGTTGATGGAGAAATGAAGACAAAGTATGAGGCGATTCAAGCCCTGAAAAAGCAGGCTGAAGCGGAGGGCAAGCCGTTCAAGCCGACACCTGAACAGAACAGAATTATCAATATCCACAAGTGCCGCCTAGGTAATACAGGTGACTATCAGAAGGACTGTGAGCGTGTACGAGCATGTCTCCGTTATTTTGGAAAGGATGAACAGACAAGCAAATCGGGCAAGCGCTATGGAAAACTATCACTGAATGGCGAACTCGAAAAGTACAGTGCAAAGTTTGCCCGCATGCTTCAGCGCATGGAGGAATCACCTGGTTCAAACTTAGTGTATAGTCAATTCCTCTCCATGGAGGGCATTGGTATCTTCTCCATCTGTATGGATATTAATGGATATGTACCCATTGAAATCTCCTACAATCCTGATACAAAGGCGGCGCAATTTAATGAAGCGACACTCAAGAGTCTCAAACTCGGCCCTAAAGGTGATGTAAAACGCTATATTAAGTTCACGGGTGGTGAAGCCGATGATGTACGCAGAATGAACTTGGCACTCTTCAACTGCCGTTTCAGTGATTTACCACCAGGTCTTCAGGGCCCCTTAAATGACTTTGGGTGGACATCCGATGACGCTGAGATAAAAACTCTACTACTGAAGGGTGCACTCTGCAATACATTCTGTATTACATCCGCAGGTGCGGAAGGTATTTCACTCCGCAATGTGCGTCGTGTTCACTTAATGGAGCCGTACTGGAATGATGTTCGTATCGCGCAGGTGAAGGGTCGTGCCATTCGTATCTGCTCTCACATTGATTTCCCTGATGTTGCAGATCGCAGTGTAGAGATTTATACCTATTTGTCATGTTTTTCCAAAAAACAACAGATGGGTAAGGAGGTGGATAAAGAAAAAATCGACGAGACGATTCGTATGAAGGATGCTATCTCAACCGAGGAGGCGGCAGAAGCCTTCGGCCGTGAGAGAACAGATGGACTGGAAAATTATATCACGACAAGTGACGAACAACTCTACATGGTGAGTTTCAAAAAGCGCAAGCTTATTGGCGGAATGGAGGCACTCATGAAGACGGCGGCGATTGACTGCCAACTCAACGAGACTGAAAACGATGATGTCACTTCATGCTTGGCCATTCCCAACGGCAAAATTGGAGATTATCTCTATCACCCTGTTCTAGAGCAGGACCTCATTGAGGGCGCAAAGGCCCTACAATTCAGGGCAGCCGAGCCTGCTGCTGCGCCTGCCGCAGAGGCATCAAAGGCCGTCGCATCCAAACTCTTTACAGTGGAAGGCTATGGTGAATTTGAGGCGAGACCAGTCATTCGAGATGATGCGACAGCCGGATTTGACCTCTACAGAGATGACAAGAAGGTCGGCACCGCAGGTAAAAATAGTGAAGGACAACCTGGCAAGCCGATTCGCATCAAGAAAGGTCTCAAGATTGGCTCCTAAGCGGGCAGAAGCGACATATCACGATAGCGAACCGTTCCTTGTTCGGCCAGTGGAGGATCTGCCCAGAGTGCAACTCCACGATGCGCAGCAAGTTGATAATTCAGTTCCCAATCCAGACATTCGCGGAATGGAATAAGTGTCTTTGCAATTTTACCGAGAAACTCTCCGCTAAATAGCATAGAATCCGTACAACGAAAAACAAACTGGTGAGGCGCACCATACGCTTTCGTAGGAGACCAGTAACTCTGCGGACAGCCTTCGGGGCGCGTATTCACACCCTCTCCAAGGCTCACATAGTCCCAAGGTTTGTTCTTCAAGTCGGCCATTAAATCTGCAAATCGCGGAATAAAATCATCTCGCAGATACACATCAGATTCAAAAATCAGTACATTTTTGTATCCATGTTCCACGACATCTCGCACGGCCGCATAGAAATTCAAAACAAGTGACACTTCACCCTTACTGAGAAATCTGGATTTCCAAGAGAGATTCGGAACCCCCGCACGAATAAAAGGATCCCAGGTGGCAAATACATCGGATGATTTCAGTTCAGAACCCCAGCAGGCGGAACCAAAAAAGAGTTTCTCGGCAGGTATTCCAACGGCCGCAAAATGTGCGACCAGGCGGTCATATCTCTGTTTTTCATACACTTGGTGTACAAGAACATAGATTTTATCAATCTGTTCCATCCACCTGACTATATGTCAGACGGAGTCTATTTTAAGTGTTACGACGCACTATTCAAACCAGCGTCCCTGCCAGGTGCCCTGAACCTCCTTCTTCCAGAAGACAGGGTCCGTCGTACTGAGCTGGTTGTCAAAGCAGTGAATCCATGCCACCTGCATTGTCATTTGCGTAGGTTGTCCATTGGTTCCACCAAGATACATGGAGCCATAGGCACTCTTATCGCTCTTGTACTCATTCATCAGTGTTCCACCAGGGCTGAAGGTCGCAAGGCCGTTCGAAGGGAGTATTTTACCCGCAGCCAGATTTGCACATGTCTGAACAAAGAACTGAACACCCGTGATACTCTTTCCAAACATCGCAGGTGTCTGGTTAATTGTCGCAATACACCATGTTCCCTGGGGGACATTGTAGACTTGAGAATTATTCTGTTGCCCCTTTCCACCATATGTCTTCAGAGATATATTAAATGTATTATTGGGACCATTGTCACAGCAGATGACATATCCATAGGTCTGCCCCCAAACGAACATCCAATTGAGTCCATTGCCCGCGACATTCTGTGCAGTGATGTTGAAACAGACAGTGACCGCCTGGAAGGCTGAGAAGGCAATGCCCTGTGCCGTTTTCCAGAATTCATTTGAAATGGCCATCGCCATTAAATCAGAAGGCATCGAAGTATCGCGAATAGCCGCATATTCTGCATGTCTCGCAGGCTCTACAGTGAGTTTTCTACTCCAGAGACGCTTCTCACAGAACTGGGAGACACCGTTGCGTGTGTAGACTTGGAAAGAGAGGGCAGGCGCAGCAACCTCCTGGGTGAAATAGCACATCGACTGCCAATCAGAGTCGACATTGCCATTTATCGCCGGATTACGCCAGCCCTGGCCACCCGCACAATCGTAGAAATACGGAGTAAAGGTCGCACCACCGCCTGTTTCAAACCATGTAAAGGTGACAATATTTGGAACACCCTGCGAATCTGCCGTAATCGGCATACAGCCTGACTGATGCCAGGTCGGCCCCTGGTCATAATAGGCGCCAAATGCCATTGAATTATTCTTGATATTGAAGACATCCTGGTTAATGGCCATTTGAAAGCCGTCGTCTGTGACAACGCCGAACATCAGATTGCGAGCCACTCCAGGACGCAGATCACAGAAACTCACAAACTCAACCATATCCGATAGACCTGTTCCATCCACTTCACCACCCCCTACATTAATATAGGGGATATTGCTTCCAGTTGCAGAGAGAACTGCGCGGCGACCCATTAAGACGCCGCCCTGCCGACGGTCAAACCAGAACACTTCGCATCCCTGGTTCGCATCACCAAGACTGAGGCCTGTGGGAACCTTCTGAAGACCCAGTCCAGTGAGTTGATTGAGTGTAGTGCGCTGAGTGGTTGGATCCGTGGCCCGTGAGTTCGCCACGAGACTGGCAACACTCGCCTTATAGGCACCCCAATTCATTCCTTTCAGCGCACTCACTGAAGTGGGATACGAACTACCTTGTGTAGTACCACCCTGTCGTAGAAACTCTTCCTGCATACACTTCAGACCAATATCTCTACTACTATCCGTGAGGTCCGCGCAGAAGTTATAACTATCAAAAAGTCCAGGCTGACGGCATAAATCCTGTGCAGCGACTGAGACCTTTTCATTCAGGTCGTACTGTTTCTGGTTGACAGTGTAGAAATTCATGAAAGCCGAGAAGAGTGTACCGTTGCCTTGACGAATCACATCTTCGCTTATGGCCGGATTTGCCAGACTCTGATAGGTCTGGAAAGACTTCTTCTGGCGAAGTTGATCGGCAAAATCTCCAGGATTTGTACCCGCACTGAGTGCATTTGCAATTGTTCCACCCGCACATCCAGCCCACTGCGCAGTCATCGTTACGCAATCGCGGTCGAGTGGACTATTGAAGCACTTCCAGTAGGAGGGCTGCGGCTGGCCAGGCGGCGGGGCAGGACAGGAGGCAGCATTTGCCACTGTGATAATATCTGCAGTCGCACACTGTTTGTCGACATCTGTGTAGCGCGCTTGCGGTTTACCTCCAACCATTGAAATCGGAATAATTTTATCACTCGTTTTACAGTATCCGCAGACATTCTTGAAATCGCCTACTGCACTGACAGGAATCTGAGACATATCCTGGCAACTCTGGGCCGATTTACAGATATCGGTCACCATCTGCTTCTCGGCCGCCTTGAGGTCCCAAATATAATTCACACCATTTCCAGTGGAATCCGTGGGAGGATTTGCCGTATCAAGGGGTCCAGATGAATTTCCATAGGCGGCTTGTGCAACCTGCGGAATAGGACCGGTGCCCGCCTGATATCTCCATCCGCAGGCATTTCCTACAGGCATTGCAGGTTGCGCAGCCTGTAGATTGGAGAGACCAACAAGTCCCTGAAATGTGCGGCACTGGGCGAGATTGGCACCAACGGGATCAGAGACACCTGTTAGCACACCTCCAAGATACGGAATAGGTGCATTACGGCCACTAATGCCTATATTTTCAACACTTCCAATATTTGCAAGTGCCCCCTGTAACTCTGCATTACTTGCCTGATTCTGCTGATTCTGATACCCCGTATTTGGAAATGAATAGTTGTTCTGAGTCGTGGCAATCACCATATTCGGAATGACGGAGGCATAGTTTGCACTATTTGTATTGAGCATCTGCTGTGGTGTCTGTGTTGCCACTGCACCATCAAATCCCTCATTTCGACCACTGTATTGGGACAACCGGGCAAACATCCCCTTCTACACTATCTCTTTATTTATGCCACGAACGTGGTCGCAATAAATAGATTTTAGATATTGAAGGGTTTTGCGATTGTGAGGATGGATTCACTCGGTTGATTGCCTGCTAAGGTTCCACTCCATACAGTCTGTTTGTTTGCATCTAGAAGTTCAACTAAGATGCCCGTTGCGCGATTTTGACAACAGTCAGCACGGTTGTAGTAGACAATCTTCTTAATCGGATAGACTGCACTCATATCGACCATAAACCAGTCATTTGCTTGACAGCCTGAGTGGAAAATCTGCGGAAAGGAGCGGCTCGCCATGGTTCCATCAACAGCATAGTTGGCCTGACTTCCGTATCTGTATGTACTCGAGTAGCTCGTCGGCTTTCCAAAGGCCTGATTGACCCCCTGGTTATCGTAACAGGCAATTTGAGAGATTTGTAGGCACTGGTATGCATTACTCAGGCGCACATAGCGTGCATTCGGCATACTTGATGCAGGCGATATACTAACAGGAATGGCAGCAAGGCTCGCAAAGCAGCGTCCTACACTGTCAGCACGACCACCTTGCGCATCCGGGAGATTCGCATTGAGTCCAGTGTTCGTGGCACGCTGAAAGGCCTGGTTGAAAAAGTTTTGGACATATGGAATACCAATACGACCTGTGCCTGCCCCACTACGAGATTCACGCTGAAGTTGCTTTACAATGTTCGGATTCTTCGCAGGGTCATATCCTGCTCCAGGTAGACAGTAGATCTTCTTTCCTTTTGCATCAAGACTGTAATAAGTGCCAATGGGTCCAGTATAGGTCGGTCCGATGTTCTGATTTTCCGCGCCTTGATTGTAATAGAGATAGTTGATACACTGCGCTGAGATATTGGGCGTGTAGTTTACATTAAAATTCAAGTAGGGGTCGCACGGTGTGCTGATATTGGTACCATTACACTTCATAGATGAATCTGCATCAGAATACTGATTCTGATTGAGTGTATCAAGTTGCTTGATGATTGCATTCATCTCGAGGTCCTGTAGACTTGAGGAGTCCTTATAGAGAGTTCCTCCAGTTGTACAACCGCTATTAATAATACGATTCTGAAGACAGGCCGTTGACCATGTACCAGGGCCCTGTCCAGAAGGCTTGTAGCACGGGTCACCTCCATAGATACTTGCAGAGGAGGACTTTGTCTGTAAAACACTCTTTGTGCAGTCAATGCTACTGAACGGGAACTTTTCTGCGAAAAAGAAGGGGAGGCTTCCTGACAGACTCATGGAGGACTTTGAGTATCCAGACATCAGATTAATACAATTGACCGTGCCGCTCGGCGTAGTCAGTGTAGGATAGTCTGTACCGCGCCGCGGTTTACCCGAGAGCATATCGTCCGTCAATAGGATTTTATCGAGCGGCAATTGAAAGACACCGCCGCCGGTTAAGGGCGCCTCCAGAGCACCATAGAGTTCCGCGGAGGTCTCCTCATCAGGCGCCTGGACTACAAAATTTAGGAAGGAATCTTCAGAGAGCCTTGCCTTAAAAGAGACAGGAGTTGAGGAGAGTACAAGCGTGGTCTTTGAATCGGCGAATTTTATCACCTTTCCTGCAAGAGTTACATTGAGAGTTCCAGTACCAGCCACCCAGAATGTCACCGTTTTCAAGGGAGTTGATTTCGTATCACCGACATATGTGTACGAGCCATCCTCCAGACAGACGGCACAGGTTCCATCCAGATTCTTATTGTGTTGACATGTAACACGATTCATAAAATCCTGCAGTTCATTTGTTGTGAGCGCAAATGAATAGGTTGAACCGACACCCGCAGTGGCCCCAGCGCATGTACCGAGGGTCGGCTTCGTATTTGTATACGGAACAGGTGAGTCCGCGATGACCGCAATTGCGGCAGCTTTGGCGGCAGGGTCAATATAGAGTCCCTTAGGGCCCGTAAAGGCCCTTCCATCATTTGTGGTGCCTGAGGATAGACAGACACCGCAGTGCTCTTTGAACTGCACATCCGCAAACGGATTATCACTCATTGCCATATTCTCGCAAAAGGCCGCCTTCACAATAATTGAACTGCTATCAGGCACATAGACAGGTGTCGTATTGGTTCCAGGCACCACAGTAATTCTTCCAGGAACAGATGCATCTGTTGCAGTGGGTGTAAGTGCGGCATTCACTGCACCTACATATGCCGTTTGTTGATCCGCCGGCATAGTTGCGATTGCAGGTACAGTGACTCGAGGGTCCGCAGCCAGTGACAGAGGATTATACATCTGTTGCCCCTGGGCGGCTGTTACAGGATAGTCTCCCACTTGCGGGACATCAAATCCCTCTTGCCGTTTTTTTAAGACGCGCAAAAGCGCTGTTGCGCCTACAGCACAGGCACCTAGTACAAGTAGACCCGGGTCCATCTCTACTGATTAGTTGAGATTATCGGGACGTAGACGACTCGCCGCATCCATATCGCGTGTGATTACACGGAAAACCAGTTGTGTCTGGTGGCTCAGATTAATTAGACGACCTGACTGGATGATGTTATTCGCAGGAATTGCTGGGCTCCCCGTAACAAGTGTACCAGCAAAGGTGTCACTGGCAATGCCACCAAAGGGTGACACACTCGTATATCCCTTTGTAGGGTCATTATAGCGAGCATCTACGATGATATAATTGGCATAGCCTACTGAGTTTGTACCTGTGATATAGGCTGACCCATTGTAATATCCAATATTCACTACAAGAAGCCCATCCGTTCGAGTGAGATAACTTATGAAATCCTGTGCGGCCGTTGCATTTCCAGTAAATGTAGATGTGAAGGCTAGATTTTTCAGTTGAATACGATCTCCTTGGTTGAACATAAATGTATTAAACCAACTGCTTGTCTGAATCCAGATAAACTGACTGAGTCCACCACCTGCTGAATTCTTTGCATAGATAGTTCCCGTATTCGGAATTGGATAGACTGTGGGAGCCGTTGTAGTCGCAATGCTATTTGAGAGAACAAAGCCTGAAATATCCAGCGTATCGAGCAGCGGGCTCACAAGCGAACCATCAGGGCGCTGGAGTTGAATGGAGAGCTTCTGAAGTGTAGCGAGGGGTGTAGGATAATAGGTCTTCTGGCACTTCATGAACTTGGGAATCATGCCGAGGAATCCACCACGCTGAACTACATTCGTATTGTCTGTAATCCAGTTTGCATCATACTGGATGAGGCCGAAGGCACTGTCAATATTCTGATTTGTACCGACGCTGTTTGTATCGAGTTCAGGAACACGCACCATCAGATACGGGAAGGAGAGAACATTTGTATTTACAATGGTTTGGTTGAAAGCAGTTGAACCCGTATAGCCCTTGTCAATCAGTACATCAATACCCTCTACAGGTACAAGCGCCTTCACGAGTTCAATGCGTACAATATTGCGGAACTTCACTTGTGTCGATGTATTTGCACGCACACCGTTGTTTGTTGTCACATTTCCAGGATTGAAGAGGACACTGAAGTTGTAGCGGCTCTCGCCTGTATTCACTGTCCAGTCACGGTCGGCACTGTAGCAGAAGAGATTGTACTCATTCTCCTTGTAGTTGAGTGTGTCCTCCTCCTTTTGAAGGAAGTCCTGGGGAAGTACAGGCCTGTCTGCTCGCACCGTCGGAACTGTAATGGTCGGATTCGCCTGTGCAAGAGAACTCTGGTCAGGGCTATAGGGTGAGCGACCCTGTGACTGCATACCAAAGAGGGCGCGCATATCCGGAGGTACTGTCATTGCTGTAATCTCATTCTCGAGCACTCTCGGTTTGGCCATTACACCGGCTTCACGAGGGCGAATCTGCTCCTGAACAGCCAGTGCGGTGCGTGCAGCCTCCGCCTCACGCTGCTTCTTGGCCTGCTCAAATAAGCTTGCAGCAGAAGAGCTATTATCCTCTTCAAGCGGAATGCGAAAGTCGGGCGGAGCAGGAGGAGTCGCCTTTGCAGTATTGCGTGAATCCTGCATCAGAGCAAAGCGTGTTCCAACATCCTGGCGGAGAGGGTCTGAACTGGTGACAATCTCAACCTCTGTCTTCTCACTCATCTCCACTTCACGGCCTCTATCGAGATAGGCCGTGTAGTCGGGAAGTACAGCGGCCAGTGTCTCCTTGTTCAGATACTGTATGTTCTGAGTCGCATTTACACGATACACTTCGCCCATATAGTGCTTTACAGTCTTTACAAGTCTCTGTTTCTGGCGGTCATCAAGATTCACACCACTGCGTCGTTGAACGTGGTCGTACAGTAATCTATCCAACATTTGCTCATTGCGTTCGCTGAAAAACTGTTCCTTTGTAGGCACTGACATCTACATCACTCTACGATTTATCGTCGGCTATCTTAAACTCAGGTGCTAAACAGCCATGATCTCAGAGCAAGCATTTCACCATCACGAGGTGCTCGACGACAGAAAGGACGGAATTCCTCTCCCATCAGCATCCGAATAATAAAATACATGCTGTACATACCACATTCAGAATCCTTCAACTGGAAACGACGAGCATTGTAAGCAAGTTTCATTGCAGGGTCCTGTAATGTCAGCCACTGCATAAATTTTTCAATTTGGTCAGGAACTTCCATGCCGTATGAGTCAAAATAGTAACAGACCTTCTTCTTCAAATCAACATAGTTGCCGACCCAGTGACTGCCTCCTTTGTTGTGCGGGTCAAGATTGTAGATAATACCGACCTTCGACTTTCCAGCGGCTTTTAATGCGACCATATCGAGGCTGCACATCTCACTTATGAGACACTTTGTCTTGGTCTTATTGTACGGGTCGGGTGCTGCAAAATCAATCGGATAGGGACCGAGGAACTTAAAGTCTGCGCTGTCTTCTTCGTACTGCTTCATGACATTCTCAATGTTTGTACTGTCGAGCCACTTATCAGGATCCGCGCGCCACGCCTCAGGCTGAGGAGGGCGTAAATAGGCCGTTTGAAGACGGCGCTTCTCAGACTCATCAATCGGCAGTGCCTGTACAAAGGAGTATTCATGTATCGGCTCTACACCAACCTGTTCTTCAAGTTGTTTCCGAAGGGCCACCGCGCTTACGCCTCCAACTTGAGTTCGAAGTGTTGTCTGAGAACCCAAGACTTTTGAGGCGATTTTCTGCAATTCAGACGCAGGTAGACATCCATATACCGGACGCTTTTTTCCAACACGCGGACGACATTGACAGGGTCCCGGTCTATATTGTTCTGAACCCGTTTTTTTGAGTCGCCTGGTTTTTCTGACCCCGACCATCCTACTGAAGTGTCAGATTCAAATCGGTATACTCCACAGGATGGCGTACTCAATGGTCCGCTTTTGGTCGTATATTTTTACACCTCTTTTAATTCTTGCACTCATCTTTGCAATGTTTGTCATTTTTACACTTTCCAGTGCTCAAACAACAGTTGGTTCGCTGATTGCACCGGCACTCGCAATCACTTCATCGATTGCCGCAAAAGCAGCCTCTGTGGCCTCAACGGCGGCCTCTGTGGCCTCAACGGGGGCTGCGAACTCTAGATCCACCTTTTCACCTACACCAGTAGGAACAGGACTATGACGCCTACACAGATCTTTCAAATGATACTTTTAGCCATTATCCTTAGTGGCCTAGGATATGTAATCTATGCCGTTGGCCAATTCGCCGGCAGCAAGGACAACCTGAATGACATTCAAAAGAATATGGGAATCATCTTTGGAGTGACATTTGCTCTGGTTCTCATGCTTGGCATCTTTAGTTATATGTATATCCGTACGGATCCTGATGTCTTTGTACCCTTTGCTCTCTTCATGCTTTTTGTCAACATGGAGATTTCACTCATTGCAGTCAGTGCGTCAGTTCTTCAGAAGACTGAATAAGACATTCGGGTGTCCGAGGAGCCTGAATGAGAATTCCTAAAATGCGATGTTGAAGACGGGCCCGACCCGTCCAGAAAGTGTCATTTACTCCCATTTGAAGGCTGATGCCCTGAATTTGCAGCGTAACACGAATAATTTGACCGCGTGCGAGAACTCCCGGTTGTACATCTTCCGTCCAGGCACCATCCTTCCAGATACGAATCCCGTGCATACCCTTTCGCTTCTCTTGAAGAGTTGATGGACAATATAAATGTAATTTATTTCCCTCTACCATCGGTTGAAAGAGCCGATAGACCTCTTCGCGTGTAAACTTACTTGTTCCAAACCAAGCCGCTTGGCTGGCGCAAATAACTTCAAGAAGACTTGTTTGAACCGCAGTGAGTTTACTGGCAATCCAGTTCGTCGTCATAGCGAGCTCAAGACGACCGTTTGCAGGATTATAGGAATCGATTAAGAGGTGCGGTAAAAGAATTGTCAGCACAGGCATAGTCACTTGACCATCAATATACGAAAGTGGCACCATCGGCTTCTTTTCACGATTCACCCGTGTCACAAGTCCACCGTGATGTATTTTTCCGAGTTCGAGTTTTTGTAACGGCACGCACCACTCCATTCTGGGTGTAAAGGTTTACCAAGTTTAGACCCAGGGAGATGCATCTAAGTTGGCGAGGTCCACCTGGTTCAGGAAAGCGATATGCCATCCATCAAGAACTTTACAAACGCGCTGCGGCCCGTGGGGTGGTTCTGAAAATTGTTACAAAACTCTGGAGTCTCGAGAAACCGAAAGAGGATGATGGAGGTGAGGACGATGAAGTGACCACAATTGCATCCAAGGACCAGATTCCTTTTGAAACATCAATGATTCATTTTGGATTTGATGTCTCCCGAATGAGTCTACAGGACCGTCATATTCTGAAACCGATTCTTGAGCGTCTCGGAAAGGGTTCTCATGTACTCTCTGGAAGAGAGCAGGCTGAGAAGCGTATTCTTGTCTTCTATCACGCCCATCTACTGAGCACAGAATCGTGCGTCATTCTACAGAGTCTTCTAGAGCAGGATGGATCCGATATTAGTATATGGTGTACCTCAGAGCATCCACTTCCGATTCGCATTGCGCACCATTTCAGGGAGATTGCGGTGGGTGGACCCGACCGTGCCTATGAGAAAATTAAGGAGCGCATTCAGATTGCGGGGGGCAATCCCTCCGCACTCTTTGACCCGCAGACATTGTTTGACCAGGCAGTGCGTCGACTTGCTCGGCCGACAAAGCCGACTCTGGATGAAGTTGCAGGTATCCGCACCTTTATCTACGAATGTCTTATTCGAAACATCCGATGGATTGAATGTCTCCATCATCTGATGATCTCCTGTCTGCGACTTCCATTATCTGAGCCGCATCGCCTTGAGGCACTCAGAATTCTGGCAAAACAGGAGGGTTCGGCAGCAGGTCAGACCATTCCCAGTTATCGCATTCCGATGGCATGGGAGAGTACATTTATTCGTATGCGCGAAGCACTTTCTGGAGCCTTATCAGAGGAGGATGCAAGGCCTCATAGTGCCGCCGCTCCTGCGGGAACTGGTGGAAACAGTACGATTACAACTCAAGGAACCGCCCCTACAGTGGATACAGGAGCCGCCGCAACAGGACGACCTGGAGTGGCTAAAGCACGAGGCGGAAGAAGAAAGCCCGTATGATAAACTTAGACTGCGGCGGCAGCTCTGGGAAGGGTATCGTGCGGGAACCGTGCAACTTGTGTGTAAGACATGTGGTCAGGCAAAGGTGATTATTCTTCATGAAGCGACTAGACCGTGTCCTGATGTCTGGAAAACCTGGGGTCGGATTTTTCAACTCTATGGTCATGGAGAAACGCCTTGGCATAGACAGACTGGGTTATTCTGGCGTGTAGGCTTATTTGCTGCACCTATACCGAGAACCTTGCCTGCTCCAGGTCAACCAGTGGGTCCTGAGCATGTAAATGGCGGATACACGATTCCTTGTAAACAGGACCGTATCATTATCTACAGAGAGGAGGAGTGCACAAGAGTGCTTCTTCATGAACTCTTTCATGCTGCATGCTCAGATAGGTTGTCCTCGTTGCCGCATATGGAGGCAGAAACAGAGTCGTGGGCGGAATGGGTCTTAGTTGCTCTGGCTTCAAAGGGTGACCTTAAAAAGGCAATGACTCTTATGAATAAACAGATTCGCTGGATGAGTGCGCTTCACAGAATTTTAAGAGCCCATTACGGAGTCTCAAAACCCGAGGATTTTGCATGGAGATACACACTCGGTCGTGAACATGCGTATCAGCGTCTTGGACTTCATGTACCTATTAGTCACGGTACATCTCGTGTAACTTCAAGCCGATTAACTGCACCCGCGCTTGAACTCTAATGATTTAAACAAAGTCTCTGAAGAGCAGAGAATGAATCCTGAGCCGTATCTCTATAAGGAGACATTGGTCTGGACAATGACTACAAATGGTTATAAATATCTGACATTGAATCTTATTCGGACAATTGAACAAGCGAAGTGTCC